TGAAACGGCAATTTTGGCTGGCACGTCCGACTGCGGCGGCCCGCCACAGACCTACGTGTTCGTCCAGCCTAATCTTACGCCGGACCAGGCGCTCAATCTCGCCCAGCGCAAGCTCGCGGAGCTGGCACAGCACGAGCGGGTCATCGACCTGACGATGCCCGGCGAGCTCACGCTGACGCCGCGCAGCCTGATCACGCTGACCGCAACCGGGACGGCATTCGATCAAAGCTATTTCGTCGACACCATCGAGCGCCGGATCGGCGTCGGATGCGGATTTGTCCAGCGCGTCCGCGCAAAGAACATGTCTTCGGCCGGCGGCGCTGCCGGCTTGTCAAACCTCAGCAACGGAAGCGGAGCCTGAACCGATGGACCGCGTTGTCAACGCCCTCAAACGCCATGCGGGCATCCTGGACCAGGGACATGCGCAGCCCCGGTTCGGTCTGGTCACGTCGTACGATCCGGCCACCGCCGCGGCTCGCGTCACGTTGCAGCCGGAAGGCGTTCTGAGCGGCTGGCTGCCGGTGCTATCGGCCTGGACAGGCGCCGGCTGGGGGTTGATCTGTCCTCCTTCACCGGGAAACCAGGTCGTGGTGCTGTCCCAGGAAGGCGACGCCCAGCACGGCGTCATCATCGGCGGGACTTATTCAAACAGCCAGCCGCCGCCAGCGACGCCGGCCGGCGAAATTTGGCTGGTGCACCAGACCGGGACTTTCCTGAAACTTTGCAACGACGGCACGGTGCAGGTCCAGGGTGACCTGCACGTCAGCGGAGACATCTACGACTCGAAGGGCTCCTTGTCGCGCATGCGCAGTCATTATGACTCGCACACGCACATTGATTCTCGCGGCGGAACGACCACCACGCCCAATCAGCAGGACTAGGCCGCGATGAGCGATCTGTCGCAGCAATGGGGCTCCGACCTGCTGGCCGGACCGACCGGCGATCTCGCCCTCGCCTCGGGCGCCACGCTCGCCCAGCAGCGCGTCCTGCGGCGGCTGCTGACCAACCCTGGCGACTATATCTGGCAACTTGATTACGGCGCCGGTTTGGGCCGCTTCGTCGGCCAGCCCGCCAATGCGTCGCAGATCCGGGCCGTCATTCGCAGCCAGATCTTCAAGGAGTCGGCGGTGGCACGCACGCCGGAGCCCGTCATCGACGTGCAGGGTCCGCCGAACGCCGCTGCCGGGACAATTTACGTCCACATCCGCTACGTCGACGCGCCCACTGGCGAGACCCAGCTTCTTTCCTTTTCGATCGGCGGGTGAATCATGCAGCTTTCGCTTCAGACCTTCACGACACTGGTACAGAACATGGCTGCAGCGGTGCAGTCGGCGGCATCGCAGCTTGTCGATCTCACCGTCGGCTCGGCGCTGCGCGCAATCCTCGAAGCGAACGCGTCAGTCGCGCTTTGGATGCAGTGGCTGATCCTGCAGGTTCTGCAGATGACGCGGGCCGCAACCAGCAGCGGTCCGGATCTGGACAGTTGGATGGCCGACTTCTCGCTGCAGCGACTGCCGGCCTGTGCGGCGACGGGTATCGCGGCCTTCTCGCGCTACACGGCTACGGGCCAGGCGCTGATTCCCGCGGCCTCCCTGGTGCGCACGGCAGACGGGTCACAAACGTTCGCGGTTACCATCGACCCAACCAATCCAGCGTGGTCCCCGTCACAGAACGGCTACGCCCTGGCCACTGGCGTTGCCACGCTGAACGTTCCGATTGCCGCTCAGATTGCCGGTACCGTCGGCAATGTTCAGGCCGGAGCGATTACAATGCTTGCCTCGGCGCTGCCTGGCATCGACACCGTGACGAACCCCGCTCCGCTGCAGAATGGGCTCGACGCGGAGACAGACGATGCCCTTCGGTCGCGGTTCCGCAACTTCATCGCCAGCCGCTCACGGGCCACACCTGACGCCGTCGGCTACGCGGTCGTGAGCGTTCAGCAAGGCCTGGCCTACGCGATCGCGGAGAATCTAAACCCCGCCGGAATTCCGCAGATGGGGAGCTTCGTCGTCACTGTTGACGACGGCTCCGGATCGCCGCCGGCATCGTTGCTCAGCACCATCAGCACCGCCGTCGAAGCTGTGCGCCCGGTGGGGTCGATCTTTACCGTTCAGCCTCCCAGCGTCTTGCAGGCAAACGTGAGCGTGACGCTGGGACGATCTTCCGGTGCTTCACCCGCCGTTACGGCGGCGGTTGCGAACGCGATCTCCCGCTATGTCGATGCCCTGCCGATCGGCGCGCCCCTCGCGCTCACCCGGATCGCTCAGATCGCCTACGCCACGTCGCCGACAGTCACAAACGTCAGCCAGATGCAAATCAATGGCTGCACCGCGGACCTCGTGCCCCCGGCCTCGGGAGTGCTCAAGGCCGGAACGATTGCGGTAGCCTGACATGACGGGTGACCAGAGCGACATCGTAGCGCGGCTCAAGGTCGTGCTGCCCGGCGGATGGTTTGCCGATGAAACCCCTCTCCTCGATTGCGTGCTCGCCGGTCTTGGCTGCGCATGGGCGTGGGTCTATCAGACGCTGCAGTATGTAACTGCGCAAACCCGCATCGCCACCGCCACCGACGTCTGGCTTGACGTCATCGCCCGCGACTATTTTGGCCGGCGACTCGTCCGCCGGGCAGGTCAGGCGGATGATCCGTTTCGGCGGCGCATTATGGCGGAACTGCTCCGCGAACGCGGGACCCGGGCCGCCGTCATAGGCGTGCTGAAGGACCTCACCGGCCGGTCCCCCATCGTGTTCGAGCCTTCCCGCGCGACCGACACCGGAGCGTACGGGGCGGCTGGCGGCGGCTGGTCCGGGTTGGCTTATGGCGCGGCGGGCGGCTGGGGCAGTCTTAATCTCCCGTTCCAGTTCTTCGTGACGGCCTATCGGCCGGCCGGCTCCGGCATCGCCTTCGTCGCCGGCTGGGGCAGTGGCTGCGGCGGATACAACAAAGGCGCTGTTGAATACGGCAATCTGGCGATGCTGCAAGGCCAGGTGACCGACGTGGACATCAACGCGGCAGCCGCCAGCGTGCTTCCCATCGCCACGACCGGCTGGCTACGCATCGCCAATTGAGCGCGCCCGCTGCAGCGCAAAGAGGACGCAATGGACAGGAATTTGGTCTATCCCGGAAGCATTCCGCTCGACACCGACCTGCTGACGACCAACCGGAACGCGATGGTCGCGCTGGGCTATCTGGCACAGGCAACACTCGGCACAGGCACTGTCGCCGACGGGCTTGCCTGCAGTCCCACCGCACCCGCCTCGATGACGATCAACATCGGGCCTGGCAGCATCGCGCAATTCTCGGTCCTCGATCCGCTGCCTTTCGGCTCGCTGGCCGCTGACAATGCCAGCCCATTGGTCAAGATGGGCGTCAATCTCGCGCCCACCCCGTTTACGCTGAGCCCGCCCACCACGTCCGGCCAATCGATCAACTATCTGGTTGAGGCCGCGCTGCTGGAGTCCGATACCAATCCGGTCGTTCTGCCATACTACAATGCAGCCAACCCGGCGTTGCCATATAGCGGCCCGGCCAACTCGGGCGCTGCCCAGAACACACTGAGGTCCCAACGCGTTCAGTTGCAGTTGAAACCGGGGGCACCCGCAACCACCGGGTCGCAGACGACTCCGCCCGTGGACAGCGGCTGGGCCGGGCTGTACGTTGTCACGGTCGGATACGCTCAGACCACAATCACCGCCGCCAACATCGTGCTGCATCCGCAGGCGCCCCTGCTCGCCTGGAAGCTCCCCGCCTTGCGCCCGGGCTTCGGCAGTGGCGTGCAGACTTTCCTGGCATCCGGTGCGTTCACCGTGCCGCAAGGTGTCACCCAGGTTGAAGTCGAGCTTTGGGGCGGCGGTGCTGGCAGCTACGCCTCTACATCAACCTACCCAAGCGGCGGCGGCTCCGGTGGCGGCTATGCGCGCGGCCGAATAACCGGCCTGTCGCCAGGCCAGGTTGTTCCCGTAACGGTGGGCTCGGGTGGCGTTGCAGGAACGACCTCGGGCACGGCGGCGACCGCCGGCGGCACGTCGAGCTTCGGGGCATTCGTCAGCGCGACAGGTGGCAGCTTGAACTATCTCGCGACAGCCGCCTATCCGCTGTTCGGCGCCAAGCCTGGCGGCTACGGCGTCGGCGGCGACGTCAGCATCAGCGGCTCGGCCGGCCAGGGGGCGTTGTTGAACCAGGGCGGCATGGGCGGAGCGGCGCCGATGGGGGGAATGCAGAACAGCGGCACCACAGGCGTCGCCGGCTTGTTCCCCGGGGGTGGCGCGGCGGGTGCCGGAACGGGAGCGAACGGCGCAACGCCATACAACGGGGCGCCGGGAGCCGCAGGTTATGTGGTGGTGAGATGGTAGCGATGAAAACGTATGCGCGGATCGAGGACGGTGTGGTGGCGGAATTGCTGACCACAGCCGGTGATATTGCCGAAATGTTCCATCCCGAGCTGACCTGGCTGGACGTGACCGCCGTCGCCGGCATTGCGGAAGGTTGGACCTTGGCCGGCACGACATTCAGCCGTCCGCAAACTTCCGCACCGGAAGCTGCCATTCCGAGCCTCGCCGATTTACAGGCGCGCATGGCCGCATTGAGCACGGAGCTACAAGCACTGGCCTCGTCCGGTCAGGCCGCATCGGCGCAGTGAGATGATATCAAACGACCCGTCAACCGTTCCGGGGACCTTGCTTATGCCGACGCCAGCATCCCATGTCTGGAAGCCGAGCACCGCTCGTACGGTCGTCCTGGATGCGTTCATTCCGGTACCGCGCGGATCTACGGCAGCCGCGCCTCCGCCATTGAACTGGCCGACCAAGGATCCTCAGGATATTCTTGACTACCAGTTCGATATTACGCCAGCGCTGGTCGGCAACAAAGGCGACTCGATCGCAACGCTCGACGTAACGACAGCGCCAGGCAACCCCGGCGATCTGGTTGTAAACCAGGTCACTGCCGATGGGGCAGTGGTCGTGCTTTGGCTTGCGGGCGGACAGGCCGGCACGGTTTATACCGTAACGATTCTGATCACCACGGTGAACGGCCGCAGCATACAGCGCAGCATTCTGCTCCCAGTATTGGAGCTGTCGATCCCGATTGCGCCGGCGACGGCTATTCTGACCAACACCGGCGCCGTGCTGACCGATCAGAACGGAAACCCCGTTCTCGCCGCCTCCTGAGCAGTGGGCGGCATCCCTCGCCGCCCTGCACCAAAATTCTGCCCAGGCATCACCGGACCCGCCAGCGACCGCTGCGCGGGGCTTCCTGTTTGGAGTTCCGTCAGGCATGCCGACGATCGATCAGCTCGCGCCCGCCACCGCAGCCTCGGACAACGACGAGCTTATGGTGAGCCAGGCAGGCACCGCCCGAAAGATCACGCGCGCGCAAGTTCTGGCCGGCGTGCAACCGGAGCTCGCCATCGCCGCCGGCACGCTGATGGGCCGCTGCAGCGCTGGCACCGGCGCGCCGGAAACGCTCGCCGTTGGCGCCAACCTTGTGCTTGCCAACGGGACACTGTCGGCGCAGGCCGCTCCCTACACCGTGTCGCAGCTTCCGGCCGGAACCGTGCCAGCGTCCGGAGACAGCGTGCCGCTCGGCCAGTCCGGCACGAACACCGCCGTGACGTATGGCCAGTTCATGAGCGGCTTGCCTGGGGTTGCCAATGTGGACGCCTCGCAAACGCTGGTTACACCGACCGGCGCATCTGGCGCGGTCAGGCTCGCCGACTATGCGGCGTCCACGCTCAGCAGCAGCGGCGGCACCATGGCGGGCGCCCTGACCCTGGCCTCCGACCCCGCGGCGCCGCTGCAAGCCGCCACGAAGAACTACGTGGACAATCAGGTCGCAACGCTGGTCCCGACGACGGGGGGAACGCTGGCCGGGGCGCTGACGCTTGCCGGCGACCCCACGAGTGCCCTGCAGGCCACGACCAAGCAATACACCGACGCGCAGGTTGCCACGGCCGTCCCAAAGACGGGGGGAACGCTGTCTGGGGCGCTGACGCTTGCTGGCGACCCCACGAGTGCCCTGCAGGCCGCGACAAAGCAATACACCGACGCGCAGGTTGCCACGGCCGTCCCGAAGTCCGGCGGAACCATGACGGGCCCGCTGATGCTTGCCGCCGACCCGGCGTCGCAACTGCAAGCGGCAACCAAGCAATACGCGGATGCGCGCGTGCTGCGCAGTGGCGATGCCCTGACCGGACCGCTGATGCTCGCGGCGGATCCGACCGCGGCGTCGCAGGCCGCCACCAAGAACTATGTCGATACCCAGCTCGGCACGGCGCTACCCAAGAGCGGCGGCGCGCTGACCGGCGTCCTGACCCTCGCGAGCGATCCGACCGCCTCCACCCAAGCGGCCACGAAGCGCTATGTGGATACGCAGGTGGCCACCGCCTTGCCGCTGAACGGCGGCACGCTGGCGGGCGCCTTGATGCTTGCCAGCGACCCTGCCGCGGCAAGCCAGGCCGCCACCAAGCACTATGTCGATGGTCAGGTTGCGACCGCATTGCCGCTCGGCGGCGGCACGCTGACAGGTGCTTTGTCGCTGGCCAGCGACCCTACCGCAGCGAGCCAGGCCGCCACCAAGCACTATGTGGACACCCAGGTGGCCGCCGCGGTGCCGCTGAGCGGCGGCACGCTGACGGGCGTCTTGACGCTGGCCAGCGACCCCACCGCTGCGAGCCAGGCCGCCACCAAACACTATGTGGACGCACAGGTCGCGACCGCCTTGCCACTCGGCGGCGGGACGCTGACCGGCGCGCTGACTTTGCCAGCCAATCCCACGTCCGCCCTGCAGGCAGCAACGAAACAATACGTCGATGCCGCCGGCGGCGCTACGACGGGAGAAATCAACGTCAAGTCCGCGCCGTACAGCGCGAAGGTCGACGGCACGACCGATGATACGGCGGCATTCAAGGCAGCCTATCAGGCGGCCCCCGCCGGCTCGGTGATCTTCGTGCCAAACGGCGTGACGGTGCTGCAGAATCCAAACACGTGGGGCATCTCGCT